GACCAGCGCCTTACTATGTTTAAGAAACCGCTGACTGGCGACTCCACTACTGGCTCATCAAACCCAAGTGCAACGGGTGATGTAACTCAAATGTTCCAAACCAGCGGAAACAAAGAAATATTCCATGCTGAAATGGAATTTATTAAAGACCGCATTGTTCTTTGTGTTAATAATGAAGTTTACGAATTTCCTACCAACACTGATGCATTTGGTGATGGAAATTTAGTCTACACAAATCCAAATACTAACTATCATTACACTTCTATTGCTGCATCTGGTCCTGCTATCTACACAGCGGGTCACTCAGGCATCTACTCAACCATTCAGAAGTACACACTAAACACCTCTGGTGTTATGCCAACCTTGACATCTGCAGTAGTTGCAGCAGAACTACCTTCTGGGGAAATAGTTGAAAAACTTTCTTACTATCTAGGTTATATGATGATAGGGACAAACAAAGGAATCCGTGCAGCAGTTGTCTCTGACCAAGATGGCTCCATTCAATATGGTCCACTAATTGTGGAAACCACTCAGCCTTGCTATGACTTTGCTGCACGTGATAAATTTATCTGGTGTGCATCAGGAATTGGCGCACTAGATGCTGGCTTGTATCGTATTGACTTAGGCAATGAGATAGAACCTTTACGCTTTGCTTACGCTAAAGACTTGCAGGTAACACAGAGTGCCGAGCACTACACAACAGGTGTTGCATTTCTTGGAGTAACTAACAGACTTGCATTTTGTACTGCATATGAAGTAACAGATGGAGCAATTTATCTAGAGTCAGAATCAACCTTGGCTGAATCAGGTTACCTAACTACAGGTAATATCAGATATGGAACTTTAGAGCCTAAGAACTTTAAGCGTTTACTTGGTAGAGGAGACTTTACCTATGGTTCCCTAACTCTTGAAACTGTAGATAAAAATAATACTGAGTATGACCACATTACATATACATCTGTGGTGCCAGCAGTAGAAGTAACTACATCTCAACCTGAATCGGCACAAGAATATGTAGCATTTAAATTTTTATTTGCAAGAGATGCTACCGATACAACAAAGGGTCCAGTGTTTAAGGGTTACCAATCTAAGGCTACTATTGCTACACCACGCCAACAGGTTATGAGATTTCCAGTATACTGCTTTGATGTTGAGACAGATAAGTACAATGTACAAACTGGATATGAAGGCAGAGCCTTTATTAGAATTCAAGCATTAGAAAGTATAGAGGAAGATGGTGACGTAGTCACAATGCAAGACTTCACAACAGGAGAACAACGCCAAGTTGTTATAGAACAATTGGCATTTACAAGAGCAACTCCACCAGATAGAGGCTTCTCTGGCTTTGGTGGTATTGTAGAAATCACTATCAGAACGGTATAATACTATGACGCCTAACGACTGGGCTGCACTTGCTGTGGCTGCAACTACTTTAATCGGAGCACTAGCAATGGGTGTAAGACACTTAGTTAAACACTATCTGTCTGAACTTCGCCCCAATTCTGGCTCAAGTATAAAGGACCAGGTCAATAGGCTAGAACAAAAAGTGGATACCCTTTTCAATATCTTAATACAAAAGTAGAAAGTAGTGGGGATGAAAGCAGATAATTTTCCGAGATGGTTTTATGACAACAACACGGTCAGTGACTTTGAAACAGGACTAGCAGAGTTTAAGGACAAAAAGAATCTTAAGTTCCTACAGATAGGTGTCTTTACTGGCAACGCATCTGCTTGGTTACTAGAGAATATACTTACCGACCCATCATCATTGCTTATAGATATAGACCCTTGGTGTGGTAACCTGCCTCACGAATCAGTCTATGACTGGGACGATATACAAGAAGCATATAAAGAACAGATAAAAGCACATGCTAAAAAAGTAGAGGCATATAAAGCATTTAGTGGTGACTGGTTAAAAGAACACAGAGAAGTTAAGTTTGATTTTATCTACATCGATGGTGACCATCTACCTGAATCGGTAACATTAGATGCCGACCTATCTTGGGACTTACTAAAGCCTAAAGGTATCATGGCATTTGATGATTATGAATGGGACCATCCAGATGGCACAGATAAGAATCCTAAACCAGCAATAGATGTCTGGTTGAATAAACATAAAGATGAAATAGAAATCCTACGTAAGGGATGGCAAGTATGGATAAGGAAAAAATAAATGACAACTGTTGCCAAGAGAGCCACACCTGCTGCAATTGCTGTTCTCCGTCAAGCGACGGCGTTAAGACCGAAGCGCAAGAAAGCAAGCGATGGTCTGCTACCATCTGCTGCTCATCTGAAAGCAAGCCCAACTTCGGACCACAATACTGGGCTAGCAGTAGACTTGACTCATGACCCTGAGAATGATATCAACTGTCACGAAGTCTACGCACACCTTAAACTAGACAAGCGAGTTAAGTACCTTATATTCAAGGGTAAGATTTGGTCAGCCGAAAAGGGTGACAGAGAATATACTGGTTCTAATAAACATAATAAACACATACATATTTCCATCAAAGATAACTGCGGTAATGACACATCACCTTGGTTTCCTTGGCTGGGAAAAGCAACGACACTCAACAAGGTGGTAGCCTCTACAAAGCCACTACCAAAGAAGGAGAACAAATGAAAGACTTAATCGAAAGACTAAAGAGCGACAAGACTAAGGCTGCAGTTAAGTCTTATCTTCGTGCCGTCCTAGCATCAGCAATCACAATGGGACTAGCACTTGCTGCTGACTTAGCCCCTGAGTACGCAATCCTAATCGGTTCCATAGCGGGACCATTGGCTAAATGGGCAGATAAGACCGAAAAAGAGTTTGGTCTAGGAGCCGAATAGATACCTCTAATTAGCCTTTAAAGGGCCTTTATAGACATTTAAACCCCCCGACTTAGTAGAAATACTAGGAAGGGGGGTCTTTCGTCGTTTTATCTCGTGTTTTTCTATCTCTATATATTATATATTATAGACCCCAAAGGGGTCTTATTATTATATATTATATATACAATTATACAAACCTGAATTCTTTATGTAGGTACGACTGATTATAACTACGTACCCACAGTATCCTGTGGATATGTATATACTATCTGACATGACAATACAACTTGGGGAATACACCCTACCTGAACACATATCATACTCCGCATTTACCACATACGCCGACTGTGGTTATCAGTACTATTTAGGTCGACTACTTCAGTTACCTGAACAACCATCAGTTTGGTCAGTGGGTGGCTCTGCCTTTCACTCAGCCACAGAAGCATGGGACTTGGAGAATCTATGATTGAAATAGTTAACGAAGATGGTTCGACTACTATGACCTACAAAACTTACTCAGCCATTATGCGTGAGCGATATGAAGATGGGTTGAAGGAAACCTGGGCTGTTGCAATGGGCTCCATCAATTCGCTTATCGATAAGACAACAGATGAAATTGAACTTCTTGGTTTACAACATGCTAAAGCAGTTCTTAAGGAGGCACTAAGTGGTCACCGCTCAAAGTCTCTGGACTGATGCTTGGAATAAGGAAGCCGAAGGTAAAGATTTAACCTTTGCTCGTGTTGGTGGTAGGACATCTAAAGCATTTCCTAACAGAGAGAATGTAGATTTCTGGCAACAGACTGGACCTGAATGGGTTCAATCATACATTGAGTGGCGCAAGGCTAATCACAATTGGAAAATTTGGCACACTCCTGAAGGCGCACCCGCCGTAGAGTTGGGGTTAACTCCAGTCTTTGCTGACGTACCAGTGAAGATGGTTCTTGATAGAGTGTTTGAAGTCGATGGTGAGTTGGTCGTGGTTGACCTCAAGACTTCACAACAAACCCCAACTAGTACCTTACAACTTGGCTTCTACAAACTAGGATTGAAACAAGTCTTAGGTGTAGATGTCAAGTATGGTGCATACTGGATGGCAAGACAACAAGGTACATCCGCTATGGTAGACCTTAGTGATTATACCGAAGAGAAACTTGAATACTTAGTTCGTTCCTTCGATATGGCACGTAAGGCTGGTATATTTATTCCCAATACAAACAACTGCAATCGTTGTGGATTAACAGAGTACTGTCAATTCACTTCGAAGAAATGAGATAACAATGGCAAATGAAGACTGGAAACTACAAGTTTCCTATAAAACACCATCAGGTGATATGATAAATATCCGTGCTAATACTGCGGATGAATTGTCTGTGCTACTTGAAGGCATAGGCGATTACTCTACACAGATTTCATCTGTGCAACAGAAGGTAGTAGGTGCTTACACACTTGCCCCTTTATCGACCACGAGTTCCACTATCGGCACAAAGCCATTAGTATCCTCGCCTCCAACCCAGGTATCGCCAGTGTCAGGTACAGCGTCACCCGTATGCAAACACGGAGCCCGTATATGGCGAGAGGGAATCAGTAAGGCTAGTGGTAAACCATATGCATTCTGGTCTTGTCCTTCACCTCAAGGAACACCTGACCAATGCAAACCAGTAAACTAAAAAACTGGCACAAATCTTTTTTCGGAACTAGAAAGGAACCTGGATGCGTACACTTATCCGCTCAGTTGGTCGTGCCAGTATTGGTGGGGAACCATTACCATCTTGCTTTAAGGCATTCGAGTCAAATAAGATTATCATCCGACGCTCCGAAGTTTCTATGTTTGCAGCAGCACCAGGAGTTGGAAAATCCACACTTGCATTAGCCCTAGCATTAAAGATGAAGGTGCCTACACTTTACATCTCTGCTGATACTAACGCACATACAATGGCTATGAGATTAGCCTCTATGATTTCTGGAAAGAATCAAACAGATGTAGAAGGAATGTTGCAATCTGATGTTGGTTGGACTAGGGCTACTCTCTCAAAGAGTAATCATATAGTTTGGTCATTTGAATCAGCACCAACATTACAAGACATCGATGAAGAGGTACAATCTTTTGAAGAACTATGGGGTTGTCCACCTACTCTAATCATAGTTGATAACTTAATGGATGTAGCCACAGATGGTGGTGAAGAGTTTGCTTCTATGAGAGCAATCATGAAGGAGTTGAAATACCTTGCACGCGCTACGAACTCGGCTGTTGTTGTTCTTCATCACACTAGCGAGGCTGTTCTTGGGACACCATGTCAGCCACGCTCTGCTATCCAAGGTAAAGTTGCACAACTTCCAGCACTTATATGCACGCTTGGTGTTGTTGGAACGTCGATGGGAGTTGCACCTGTTAAGAACAGATACGGCAGAGCCGATGCGGGTGGAGGTCTCATGACTTGGATTGCATTCAACCCTGAGTATATGTTCGTAGATGATATCCCAGAGAATCACTAATGCAAAAAGATATTAACAACTACACTATAACTATAAGTAGAAATACCTTAGACTGCTGGGGTATAGGAATGGAGTACTATGGATTATTGGAGTTTGATGATGCTGATGTTCCATCAATTATCGCTAGAGTTATTAGGCTTGATTTCATTTTTTTCTTTATTAATTTAACTAGGTACCCAAAGGTGGCATGGAAATCATAACATTATATTCTCTGACCACACAGGAAGAGGCTATTGCTGTAGAGGTGGGATACCAAAGACAGAAGCCGTACTTTGGTGACCCTACTCGCAATGTTAATTATTCTGAAGGCGACCTATGGGAGTTGTGGCAACACGCTGTTGCTGCGGGTAGTGAACTAGCATTCGCTAGAATGATTGGTAACACTACCTTCACTCCTCATTTTAATAAATGGAAAAGTGAGTTAGATATTCCTGGTCTTGGTGAGATTCGTTATTCATTTAATGACCAACCTAAATTAAGATATACATCTAGGGATGATGACTCATTAATATATATCTTAATGACAGATGGAATGCGTCATAGAACTAGACGTACTGCACCAGATTGGCTAGGCACACCATATAAAGCGGCTGGTTGGTTATACGGAAGCGAGTGTAAATCAGATGAGTTTAAGTATAATGAAAAATCCTGGTACGTTCCAGTTCAATACTTAAAATCTATGGACAGATTACCACTAGAATATGTTGGTTAAAGCATGAGCAGAAAACTAAGAATTAGAAATCCATTTTACTTTGTAGATAATGAATGGACATCTGTTAATTGTTTTCATTGTGGCAGACAGTTCGTGATGTATATACCAAACATTCGTATATATAATTATTGCTTGGAGTGCGAATGAGTGCATACGGTAAGCGCAAAGGTGCTACCTTTGAGACTAGTGTTGTCAAATGGTTGCGCTCTAAAGATATATTAGCAGAGCGATTAACTAAGGCTGGTGCTAAAGATGAGGGTGATGTCGTTGCTTTCTTAGATGGAGCAGCAAATATATTAGAGTTAAAGGCAACAAAGAAGTTAGACTTACCACAGTTCTGGCGTGAGGCTGAGGTTGAGGCAGAGAATTATGCTAAGGCTAGAGGATTAAAAGAAGTACCATATAAGTTCGTAATAGTTAAACGTAGACAGGCAGGCATAGACAAGGCTTGGGTGGTGGAAGATTTTGAACAATGGACTAAGAGGGCAGGCAAATGACTTACCAAATATCAGAGAAATACTTTTACACTACGGAGCACAAGTACGACCAGGACACGGGCAAGTTAATCTCAAGTGTCCATTCCACTCCGACACACACCAGTCGGGAAGTGTTAATCTCGACAATAACATTTACATCTGCTTCGCCTGCGGAGTCCAAGGTAACAGTTTACAAATTATCGCACAGCAGGAAAGGGTAGATATACGTGAGGCAAAAAGAATCGCAGAAGGAATTGTTGGGACTAGCCAGTCAGAAGTACGCGGCAAACATTTATCAGGCAGAAGATTACCTCAGAAGCAGGGGTATAACAATGGAAGTGGCACGATTGGCACGATTAGGCGTAGTCGTGGAGGCTGAGATTGGTCACGAACAATTCACTGGTAGATTATCTATACCTTATGTTACTAAAACTGGTGTAGTAGATTTAAGATTCCGTTCTCTTAATCCTGCAGTTGAACCAAAGTATATGGGTATGACTGGTGCTGAAACTAGAATGTATAATGTATTAGATATAGAAAGAGCGGGTGACTTCATTGGAATATGTGAAGGCGAGATTGATACACTTACTCTTTCTTCTCTCGTTGGAATTCCCTGTGTTGGTGTCCCTGGTGCAAACTCTTGGAAGAAGCACTACACACGATTGTTGGCGGACTTTGAACGGGTGTTTGTATTCGCAGATGGAGACCAGCCTGGAAAAGAATTTGCCACTAGTCTTGCCCGCGAACTACCAGTTACTATCATTCAATTACCAGACGGACAAGATGT